AGAGTAAGATTTACTTATTGGTAAGAGGATAATATGACTATTTTAGCTTGGGTAAATAAAGAAACTAATATATGTGAAAACACAACTTTAGATGACAGACCAGCTTCTAAAATTAAAATTGATGGTTATTTAATATTAGATTTAGATGATATAGGCGGTGGCGGAATTGGTGATACATGGGATGGCACTCGTTTAATTAAACCTGAATTAGTGATAGAATAACAATATAAAATAAGATAGTATCCGCATTGTGTCAGGTAGATACTTGCGTTATTAACCTAGTGAGGAAAAAATGGCTATCTTTAACAAAAATACGCTTCAACAAGTATCGGGCTTTGACAATGAAATCATAGCAGGCGAACTTGTATGGAATCAACAGAAGTATTGGGATTTAACAATGACAGGCGAGGATGGGCTTCCTGTCGATTTAACAGGCGCAACTATTAGCGCAAGCATTATCCGCAGACAATTATCTAATATCAGAGATAGCCGTTATGGATTAACTTTTGATATTGCAGATTACACTCCAGCACCTACAGCAATCAATTTAACCATTACAAACAGAGTTAATCTTGATGGCAAATTTACCCTTATTATTGATGATAACGCTTGGGGACTTATAGCCAACGATCCTCAATTAGATATTAATGCTGAAAATTGCGTAGGCTTTTCAGGCAGAATAAAAATTAGTTTTCCAGCAGTTGGCACTACACCAGCAGAAGATCAAATTATTTTCTTACTGTTTTTAGTGAGGTCTGATGGAGTTATTAACTAATGAAAGTTACATTAAATACAGAAAACAATATAGACCTTTCTGTTACGCCTGCACCGCAAGTTAAAGTAGAGGTTGTGCCGCCAGCGCAACAAACTATTAATATTAGCAGAGGGGTATCAGGCCCACAAGGCCCAGCAGGCCCAGCAGGCCCAAACACGATAGGCGGGTATCCAATAACAGTTAGTGATCCCGAAGATTTTAATGCATTAATGTTTAGAACTACAACCAATTCATGGACAAACATACCGCAGGAAGAAATTTCTGATGGTGGAAATTTTTAAGGGGAAAATAAATGCCAAATACCATACGAATTAAACGCAGAACCACAGGGGGCGCAGGAGCACCTAGCTCTCTTGAGAATGCAGAATTAGCTTTTAATGAAGTAAATAGTGTTCTTTATTACGGCGTAGGCACAGGCGGAGCGGGTGGAACTGCTACATCTATTGCGGCTATTGCAGGTAGTGGCGCATTTATGGATTTATCATCTACTCAAACAGTAGGTGGCACAAAAACATTTAGCAATACAATTCAAGGTTCTGTTTCAGGAAGTGCTGGCTCTACAAATACATTAACTACAGGTCGCACGATTTCTATTACAGGCGATTTAGCTTATACATCACCAGCTTTTGATGGATCAGCTAATATAACGGCGGCAGGAACTTTAGCGACTGTTAATAGTAATGTAGGCACATTTACAAAAATTACAGTTAATGGAAAAGGCTTGGCTACTGCGGCATCACAAGCTTCATTATCTGATTTATCTAGCCCTACAGGATCATTTAGTTTTGGATCACAATTATTAACTAATTTAGCTGATCCTGTAAACGCTCAAGATGCGGCTACTAAAAATTATGTAGATAATGCGGTTCAAGGTCTTGATGCTAAAGCATCTTGCGTAACAGCATCAACAGCAAATATTACAACGCTTTCAGGCCTCTTAACTATTGATGGCATAACTTTAGTTGCAGGTGATCGCATTTTAGTTAAAAACCAAACTGCACAGGCAGATAATGGTATTTATGTTGCTTCAGCTTCAGCATGGAGTAGAGCTTCAGATATGAATACTTGGGCAGAAGTGCCAAATGCTTATGTATTCGTAGAAGGCGGATCAACACAAGCGGATACAGGTTGGGTTTGCACAAGCGCGGCAGGTGGCACATTAGGTTCTACTGCTATCACTTGGGTTCAATTTTCTGCGGCTGGATCATATTCTGCTGGCAATGGTTTAAGTTTAACAGGTTCAACATTCTCTGTATTAGCCAATGGCTCTACAATTAATGTATCAGCAAGTGGCGTTAAAGTTTCAGATACTTATGCAGGTAATACAAGTTTAAATACTTTAGGCACAGTTACCACAGGCACATGGAATGGAACAACAATCGCGGTTGCTAACGGCGGAACAGGATTAACAACATTATCAGGTTTGGCTTTTGGTAACGGAACTTCTGCTTTTAGTGCGGCTACAGGAGCGCAAGTAGTAACTGTTATTGGATCAAATGCTGTTACAAACGCTACTAACGCTGTTAATACAGGCATTACTGAAGATACTGCTACTGCAACTGCGGTTTATCCAACATGGGTAACTGCTAACACAGGAAACTTGCCACAAAAAACAACTAGCACAAGACTTTCTTTTGTGCCAAGCACAGGCGTTTTAAGTTCAACATCATTTAGCGGATCACATACAGGCGATGGATCAGGATTAACAAGCTTAAATGCTTCTAATCTTTCATCAGGAACTGTTGCCACAGGTAGAATTTCAGGTTCATACACAGGCATCACAGGTGTTGGAACTATAACTACAGGAACATGGAACGGCACAACAATTGCCGTTGCTAATGGTGGCACAGGCGTTACTACAAGCACAGGTTCGGGCAATAATGTTTTATCAACAAGCCCAACATTAGTAACTCCTGTTTTAGGAACTCCAACTTCTGTAACATTAACTAATGCTACAGGTTTACCTTTAACTACAGGCGTAACAGGCACACTTCCTGTTGGTAATGGCGGAACTGGTGTTGCAACTTTAACAGGTATCGTTAAAGGAAACGGCACATCAGCATTTAGCGCGGCTGTTGCTGGAACTGATTTCCTATCACCTAACTCAACTATTGATGGTGGAACATTCTAATACTTAACCCTGCTATATAGCAGAATTTAGGGGGGGCATATGCCTAATACAATACAAGTTAAAAGGTCTGCGGTGGCGAGCAAAGTGCCAACTACTACAGATTTAGCTTTAGGTGAAATTGCTGTTAATACTTTTGACGGCAAAATGTATATTAAAAGAGATAACGGCACAGCATCTATTGTAGAAATAGGTGCTGGTGGCGGTGGAAGTGGCGTTAGCTCGTTTAGCGCAGGCACGACAGGATTAACTCCAAGCACAGCATCGACTGGAGCAGTAACATTGGCTGGAACTTTGGCTGTTGCTAATGGAGGAACTGGCGCAACAACAGCTCCAAATGCAAGAACGAATTTAGGAGCAACAACTGTTGGTTCAAATGTATTTACGCTAACAAATCCAAGCGCAATAACATTTCCAAGATTTAATGCAGATAATACAGTTTCGGCTTTAGATGCCGCAACATTTAGAACAGCAATAGGCGCAGGAACTTCATCAACAACTGGCACAGTTACTAGCGTAAGTGGCACTGGAACTGTAAACGGATTAACGCTTACAGGCACAGTTACAACATCAGGAAGTTTAACGCTTGGCGGAAATTTAAGCATTACCGCAGATATGATTTATGATAATTTTACTGCAACTGCTTCACAAACAACATTTACACCTTCACAAACTTATACTGCAAGCAAAATTCAAGTATTAGTAAATGGCGTAATGATGATTAACGGAGCTGATGTAACAGTAACAAGCGGAACTAGCGTTGTTATGGCTACAGGTTTAACAGCAGGTGATAGAGTTACTTTAATTTATCCTATATAATGCCTGATACTATTGAAGATGTATTCGATTTTCTACAAAATAAAACAATCAAAGATATTGGCGCTGATTACTATGATAATAAACATTATTTGGTTATTTTATTATCTGATGGTTCTATTGTTTATATATCTAGCAATCAGTCTTTTTATATTGCTCTTGAAAAGCATGTTATTAATTAGTAGAAAGTTATTTAAATGAAGCATTTAGATGAAGTAAACGAACACACCAAACATGTATTAGATACAGTTTCAGGCGTTACAGCTTTTGGAGCGATCCTAAAATTTTTACCAGCAATTGCCGCATTGTTATCAATCGTTTGGTATTGCATT